CGTTGCTGGCCTCAGCGCCTGGGAAAAATGGCGTTCCCGCTCTTATATTCCAAGACGATGATCGGGGGCGGGAGATGGCGTGATCCAGTCGTCGGGGCCGCCGTCTTGCGGATCGATAGGCATCACTGCAACGCCCTGCCCGTCGCGTCGAAGCGATTTCCAATCGAGTCGCGCCACACCTTCCGCGTTGGGCTATAGAGAGCATCGTTTGGGACGTTTGGCGGCCGCGCGGGAGCGCGCCCGAGGGCCGGCGTGCTCGACGCAGCGCGCAGGTCCATCGCCTGAGAGCCTGTGGGAGTCGCCGCCGCACCCGGACCGGGAAGCGCCACGCCGGTCCCGGGCGTTGAGGGAGCATTGGATGCCGCAGAGCTGTTCACTGCTGTTGCGGTGGGATTAGCTGCGGCAGACGCATTCCTTGGCGCCGGGCCACCAGCAGCGGCGCGAGGCCCCAAATACCTCACCGCCAGCGCATGCATCAGGCTCGGGTTCATCACCGCGGCCAGTGCTTCGTCGGGTGGGACGCCGGCGCCGGTCAATGCATTATATGTCTGCCGGTAGTTGACCTGCTGGGCCATCAGGTTCCGCTCGGCCTGGGCGGCGGCCTGCGCGAGCTCGAGCCCCCTGCCCACCCCGCCTTGCGCAATGCCGGCGCCGAGCGCCATCAGGGTGAGCGGGTGAGCGCTCATCGCATTGGCCATGGGGCTCGCGATGTCGTTCGCGAGACCGCCGAGGCTGCCGAAGGGCGTGCCAGGACTGGGTGCGGGCGCCGGCGCCGAAGCCATCGAGGCAGGATTGGGCGGAGCGAACGGCGGACGCGGAAACGGCAACGGCACGGGCAGCGGGCGCGGTGCCGTCACGGAGGCGTACGGTGAGGGCGCAGGCGGGGCGCCGCGTGCATTTGTTGATGCCGGCGGAAATATTGCGGAGGGCGGCGGATAGGTTCCGCTTGACGAGGGATAATTGAACGGGGTCGCGAGCGGAGTGGGCGGCACGTTCATGTCGTCGCCGAAAATGTTGAAGGGCATGCGGGAGCTCCTGGGTTTGAAGGGCCCATTGATGTGGGTGGTGCAGTCGTTTGGGCGCGAAATTCAGTTCACACGCGCTCATGCACGTGTGGTGACTGGGCTGTCCTGTTGCTTGTTTGATGGATGAGCCGGGCGATCGGGCTCTGCCCGAAGACCCTCACCCCAACCCTCTCCCTTTCAGGGAGAGGGGGCGCGCCTGAGCGATTGTTTGATTCCGAACGTCATCATTGCCGACCTGACGAAGCGCGCCACCCTCACCCTGCCTCCACCCTAACCCTCCCCTGCATCAGCGCGTTTACGCGCGTCTTCGACGCGCTATGCGGGGGAGGGAAGAAGAAAGGCGACGGCAGGAGGGAGCGCGGATCACCGTGTCCCCGCTTTCAGCAGGAACCCATTCACTGGCGTGTCGTCCCGGGCGAGCGCAGCGAGACCCGGGAGCCATTGCCCGCGGCGGACATGATAGCGCGCAGCAGTATGGGCTCCTGCTTTCGCAGGAGCGACCGAGCTTCTACACGGCCTGGTTCGCGGGGACGACCGGAAAGCCAATCTCACAGGCTCTCACGATGAGGCCCCTCACGGCAGGCCGGCGAGGCTGCCCAGAATGCCGCCGGTGCCGAAGCCCACGGGCAGTCCCAAGCTGTTGGCGAGGCCGAGGCCGCCGATCGCGCCGCCGACGATCTGCTGCGCCAGCGGCACGCTTTGCGTGGTGGTGCCCTGGCTCGTGCCCGAGGTCTGGCTGCCGAGCTGTGCGAGCGGCGTGAGCAGTTGTTCGTAAGGCGCGAGATTGGCAAGCGGCAGGCTGTGCGCGGTGTTTGCGGCCGACAAGGCTGCCTGCTCGGGCGCCGTCAACAGGCCGGGTATTTGCCCGGCGAGGTTGGCGCCCGAGAGCTGGTTGCTCAGACCCGTCTGCTGCAGATTGGTCAAGCCGCTCGCGGTGGTGTTGCCGGCGCCGAACAAAGCATTGGCGGCGGAGATCTGATTATTGACGTTGCTGTTGTACTGGGCGGCGAGCGCAGGGGCTTCGCCCTGCACGAGGCCGTAGGCGAGCGCCTGGGTGTTGCCGGGCGAAAGGTCCCGCCCGGCGGCCGCGAACTGATCGTTGATCTGGTTGGTGATGTTCTGGCCAAGCGTGCCCATTGCCTGGGAGAAGCCGGGCGTCGTATAGGGATTGAGACTGGCCGGATTGGACAAAGGCGACAGCGTGCTCTGCAGATTGTGTTAGGCGCCGGAGAGAACGTTGCCGTAATTTGCGCCCCCGCCCGAAAGCAGCGTATTCGCGGTGTTGGCGATCTGGCCGCCGAAGCCAGGCAGGTTTGCGGCCGTGCTCTGCAGCGCCGAGGCGGCGGCGGATTGCTGCGGCGTCACGGCAGTGTTGTAGTTGTTGAGATTTCCCAACAGGCTCTTGAGCTGCGGCTGCGTGGCCGCCCAGGGAGCCGTCTGCGATTGCTGGCTTGTGCTTTGCGTGGTCGTGGTTTGACCGCCCATATTTCACCTTTCGCTTTTAAAGTGACTTCTCAAGAAGGACCCGGGTGAGTCGGTAATCGGGTAAAGCGCGCACCCAGCCGCGGCGCCCGTGGATACGCATTGCGGCGCAGCCTTCGGCCTTGGCGTAGGCTTCGAGCGCGGATTTGAGATCGAGCCAGCGGGTGCGCTCGCGCCCGCCGCAGGCCACGATGGTGCAGAATTTCTCGCCCGCCACATAAGCGATCTGCGTCACCGCTGCGGCCCAGATCGTGCCGGGATCAGCGACGACCCAGAGCAGCGCTTGCCCGTCCAAAACCGCGCGCTCCACATCGGCGAATTCCGAGATGCGGCCCTTCACCATCGCGGCGCGGATGAGATGCGCGACGAGCGGCCAGACGCGGTCGACAAAACGCGGGTCGATGCAGATGCAGATTGGACTTTCCCCACGGTCATCCTCGCGAAAGCGGGGAGCCATAGTCCCTGCCCTATAGAGAGAACATGGCGTATGGGTCCCGGCTCTCTCTTCGTTCGGCCGGGACGACTCTGAGCGGTTTGCTTCATCCCAAGCAAACATAGGCGAAGGTCCGGTCGGTTTGCGTGTTGTTGGCATGCGCCACCGTGAAGGAGCCCGCCGCGACCGTGCTCACATAACAAGTGCCGGCGGCGAGCTCGGCCGCCGCATGGGCGGTACGCGGAAACAGGAACACTTGCGAGAGCGCCGCGCAGTTGGGCGCCGTGACCACGGTCGCGGAGGCGCCGGAGCTGAGCGTCAGGCTGCCAGCCGCATTGCTGCGGCCCTGCATCAGCTGGCGCACCGCGTTGACGATCACATAGAGCGAGGTCTCGGCGGGAGAGAGATGCGGGGCACTCATTTCGAAATGCTCACAGTTCCGGTCACCCCCGCGAAAGCGGGGGTCCATACACCTCGATCCATCGAGAGGACGTTGACTATGGGTCCCCGCTTTCGCGGGGACGACCTGGATGGGTAAGTGCTCATCGCGGGGATGACCGGGCTGCGCGCGCTGTTCTTCCCAAATGCTATCGCCGAAGTCCTCACTGCACTCCCTCCAAGGTGAACTGCGGGTCGATGCCGGTGGCGAAGGTCCAGGCCGCCCCGTAAGGAATGATGAGCTGGCCGCGCGCGTAACGGGTGGAGACGTTCTGCACGCAGAGGCCGCGCGCATCGATCGTGCTCGCGGCGCCGAGCGCGGGAGCGCTCTGCAGGTTCTCCCGATAGACGACCGCGCCAAGACCTGCGGCCGCGTCCGTGACGGGCCGCAGCGCCTGCACGCGCATGCGGCGGACGCCATCGCCCTGCTCGGCGGTCTGCAGCGTGGCCGCAAGATTGCTGCCGGCATAGAAGCCGACCGCATGCGCGCTCGACACGCCCGAGAGCTGCGCCAGCGCACCGGTCGAGATCGAATCGAGCGAGAACGACAACTGATCAAGCGCACCGCCGATCGCGCCGCCGCCCGCATAGGCGTGCGTGAAGCTCGAGCCGACAAGATCGATGTGGGTCGAGTCGATGATGGTGAAGGGCCAGTTGCCGTTGGCTTCGGTGGTGCCGGTGACGCCGTAGACCTCGACCGAATTCGCGACTGTGAGATCGGAGTTTTCCGGCGGCGTGCCGGCGGAAAGACCGCTCAGCGTCAGGCGGATCGCGCCTGAGCCGTTATTTGCCGCATTGCTGATGGTGATGATGCCGGGCGCAACCGCATCGAGGCTCTCCAGCGTCAGCCCGGGCTTGGCGAGCGTCGCCAGATATTCTCCGCTCATCAGGACGAGGGTCGCGCGCGCCAGCATGAAATCGTAGATGATGATCTTGTCGAACAGGCCGGCCTGTCCCGACTGCGACTTGTAGGCCCAATAGATGCGCGGCGATTTCGGGTCGGCCGCCCCGATTATGAGCTGCGGATTGGCCTGATCGACATCGGCGAAGAACGCGCGATCAAACTTCTCCTTGCCGATCGGGGTCGGCGCGCCGCCGGGAGCGATCGCCTTGAAGCCTTGCGTCGAGCAGAAATAGGTCTGCCCGCCGGCATTGACCGCCGAATAAGGCGCGAACATCCCGTCGCTCGAGGAAATCTTCAGTATGTCGAAAACCGTCGGCGAGCCCGGATTGAAGGTCATGCTGCGCACGGCGGAATCCTGGAACACGATCCCGTACTGATCGCCGCCCGCGACGCCGCGCGTGAGCCCGCCATCGGCGAGATCCTGATAATTCGATTGGGCGGTGACATTGTCCCAGGTGGTCACCTGATTGAGGCCCGACCACTGCACCCGATAAGGAAACGACAGCAGGCCGGAGAGCACGACGAACCGGCTGATCACCGCGACGTAGGAGGCCTGCGGCGGCGAGCCGCCGAGATTGGCAAACGCCGTGGAGCTGGTGAGATCGAAGACCTGCGGCGGCACATTCTGCTGGACCGCGATGACGAAGTTGTTGAACTGCACGAATTGCCAGTTGAAGGTCGAGGACAGCGCCGAATAGGCGACCCCGCCCTGGCTCACGTCAGTCCAGGCGAAGCTCGTATTGTTGAGCTTGTAAAGACGCGTCGCCGTGCCCGCGAAGGTCGCGATCGAACCGTCGGCATTGCGGGCGAAGAAATAACCGCGGCAGGCGGCGGGCAGCGGCTGCGACAGCGCCTGGAAATCCTGGAACGGCCCGTAGCCGTCTCCGCGCGGCAGCACGTTCTCTATAATGAGCGAGCTTGCGCCCTGGAAGTCGGACACGTCCGGCTTCCATTCGGGGAATGGGAGGAAAGGCATGGAGTTTCTCTTGTAGGCCGCATGGAGCGAAGCGGAATGCGGGTGGGGCGGACCCCGGATTACGCTTACGCTCCATCCGGGCTACGTCAGCTCAAGGCGTCGGGCCCATGATGCGAACCGCGCCGGCCCCGCGGCTCTTGTTGGAGAGGCGCTCGATCTCATCGAACAATTCGTCGCGGCGAGACTTCCACAGCGCAGCTGCATCGGGGTTGACCGTGTAGGCCTCCGCCTCCGCGAGCGAGCCAAACAGATAAAGATCGGGATGCTGGCTCATCAGCCAATTGGTCGAGTTGGCGGCGAGCGAAGGAATTTGCTGGAAGTAAACGAGCTCGAGCGCGGTATCAGTGGGATCAAGCGGCATTGTCAGGATATTGCCGCCCTCGATGGTGAAGACGCGCGGAGTGTCGGTCGGCAGATCAGGATACGCGGCCTGCAGCCAGGAGGGCTCGACGAAGGCGAGCTCCTGGCGCGGATTGCCGGTCCAGGTGAGCCGCCGCCAAGCGAGATAGTCCGCCGGCAGCACCACCACGCCGTTTGCGGGCGTGAGCTCCACGGTCGCCTCCTGCTGCCGCACCCGCAGGCGCCGGTTCGCGCACGCCTCGAACAGCTGCACGAAGCTCGGGGTGACGGCGGCAAGGTCCTGGCGCTGCAGCCAGTTGCCGATCGCGGTGGTGAGGTCGGTGTAGGTTGCGAGAGTCATGATTGCTCCTATCCGTCGTCCCTGCGAAAGCAGGGACCCATACGCCTCGCCCTCTCGGTCGCGCGTAGCGGTATGGATCCCGGGTCAAGCCCGGGACGACGTCGCGATTGGAGAGCGCTTCACGCGGTCCGCAATTCCTTCCAATCCGGATCACTGAGCTTCTTGCGCAGGAACTTGTCCCATTCAGCGGCAGGCATGCCGAACACCGGAACGCCCTCCTCCAGCATCCATTTGAGCAGGATGTTGTTGGGGATCGAGGCGATGTGGCGGCCCCAGTCGCTACGCTGCGGCAGCGTGCGCAGGCGCTTGTTGTTCTCGATGATGTCCTCGCAGTCCTGATAATGGGCGACGGTGAGATCGCCGTCCTTCCAGGTGAGCGTGAGCTCGACTTCGCTCATCAGAAATCATCCACCGTCTCGAGCGTGAGCGTGAAAGTCTCGCCCGCCGCCGGCGTGTAGGCGGCGCGCGCTTCGAGGAGCGAATAGATGGTTTTGCCGGCGGGCAGGCGGAGCAGGAGCTCCGACCCCGCCGCAGCCGCTCCGACATCGCAGCAGCCATCGGTGAACGCCTTCATGGAAGCAACGTCGATCGAGCCCAGATAGCTCGCGGAAGAATCCGTCGACCAGGTGCCGCCGTCGCCGTTGGCCGGCGTCGGGCTCGTTGCATAAAGATGCACGCGAAAGGCCGCATTGGTGGCGCTCGTGCCGGTCTTGGCAAGCCGCACGCGGGTGATGCGGGTCGCGCCCGGCATGGAATTGCCCCCAATGGCGAACGTCATCGGGAGAACCGACGCGGCCGCAACCGAATTGGCGACCAGCTGGCCGACCGCATAGGCGGTGGTGTTGCCCGGCCGCGTGAAGCTCGCCTGCGGGTTCCAGATCTGCAGCTGCCCCATTGCTCAGCCTTTCCTGGAATCGCGCTTCAAGAAATCGCCGCTGCGATCGCTCTTCATGGGGTCGCGCCCGAGATCGCGGCGGGAATCGGCCGCGTGCGGGCGGCCGCCGAGCTTGTGGCCATCGCCACCGCGCAGGCGCTCACCGCGCATGCGATCGCCGCTGACGCGGTCCGGTTTCGCCACCACCACGACCAGGCCGCGCGGCTTGCCGAAGCTCTTCGGGAGTGGTTTGCGTGCCATGGCTCAGCCCTCGCGAATGACGACAGTGAATTGCGCCGGGACCGACGCGCCGCTCGCGCCCGACGGCGTGAAGGTGATGACGTCGCCTTCGTTGAGCTGCGCGCTGCCGCCCGAATTGGTTGGCAGATCGCTGGCCGCGATGCCGCCGGAGCCGGCGGAAATCGCCAGCGCGCCGGTGCCGATATCGGCGCCGCCGTTGATGCCGACGGCGATCGCCATCGTCCCGGTGGTGGCGCCGTTGGCGACCGCATAGGTGCGCACGACACGGCCTTTCACCGGCGCAACACAATTGGCGGCGGCCGGCGCAGTGCCGGCGCTCGGCGTATACGCATCGACCGTCCATTCATTGACCGGCCGGACATTGGGGAGAGTCATGTTTGGGGATCCTTGTGAAAAGGAGATTGGTGGAAGTGGGCGCGGCAGACGTGGTGCGCTCCCTACCCCCTTGTGGGGGAGGGTTGGGAGGGGGGTTGTTGTTTGACGGACCCAAGCCCGTACCACCCCCACCCCCCGACTTCGGATTGGGGAGGGGAGCAGGCCGAAGTCTGCCGCCCGTTCACGCGATTCAAATGCGTGGATCAGAAATCGGCGCTGGCGATGACGTAGCCCGAGCCGCCGCCGCCCTGCAGCGTCGCGGCAAGGCCGACCGTCTCGGTCAAGGTCGAGACCAGGCTGATGGCATTGGGCGTGTGCGTGGAGCCGGCGGCAAGACCGGTCGCCGCGGCAGCGGCAGCGGCCGCCGCCACCTTGAAGCTGCCGGCGCTGACCGACACGCTCGGCGCCTTGTAGAGCTGCACCGGTGTCGCAAGATAGAATACCTGATTATTGGCGGAGGCGACCGCTCCGCCGACGCCGACGATGACGCCGGCTCCCGGCTCGGGTATCACCCAGGCATAGCGCTGGCAGATCTCGAGCTCGACCTGCACGTCGCGATGCTCGTAGGGCGAGGCGAGATTGCCGATCTCGAGCTGGAAGCCGTTGAGAATGATGCCGTCGGCGGCGCCGGCGGTTCCGCTCGGCGTCCACGACAACAGCACGCCGAGCTGCGTCGCAGTCGAAGGCACCAGCCCGCTGAACTGGTAGCGCGTCATCGTGCCGGTCAATGTCTGCGTTGTGTTGATGATGTTCGCCTGGCCGGTCCACGTGCCCGCCACCAGGCTCGCGGCAGATTGATTCAAGCCGGTGCCGGCGACGAGCTGCACGGTGAGCGGCCCCCCCGAATAATTCGCCGCCGCGCGCGCCCAGAACGAGAAGGTGAGCTCCTGCCCCTGACAGCGGACGCAATCGGCCGATTCCAGCACCTGCCCGAGGCTCAGCGCGGCGGTGTTGGCGTTGCCGCTCGAACGCGTCATCTGCAGCGACTGATTGAAGCCGGCAATCGAAGCATCGGCGATGACCGACGCCAGGATAGAGGAGGACGCGCCGCCGACCATGAACCAGCGATCGGCGAAATAGGTGGGCGTGCTGGTGATGGGAGTTGTGATGGTCCCGGCGCTGGCAAGCCCCGGGATGTTGCGCTGAAACGGATTGGTGGTCATGTCGCCACCATCCAGGAGATTGATGAAATTGTGGGGCGTGTTGATGAGCTGCCCCTCGATGGTGTAGTGGCCCATATGGAGTTCCTTTGTCAAAGGGTTTGGGTGCGTTGGCGGCGAGCGGCATCCTCTCCGGTCGTCCCCGCGAAAGCGGGGACCCAGATCGCGAGGGCGTAGCCGTATGGGCCCCTGCTTTCGCAGGGGCGACGGGAAGAGCCGGGCTTACGCCGTGGTGTTGTCGAACACGCCGCCTGATGCCTTCTCGTTGCGGGCGACCAGCGCATACTCGGAGAGGATTTCCTTCCAATCGGAATCGCCGGTCTTGGCGAGCGGGAAGGAGACGAAGCGGCGACCGTTGAGATAGGCGACCGCCCACATGTCCATCTGCAGCGCCAGCACGTCGCGCGGGCGCATGAAGCGGTTGGGCGCAAGGCGCAGCGTGCCGAAGTCTGATTCGTACGCGTCGACCGCGGCGGTGATCTTCTTCGCCTTGGTGTCTTCGGTCGGCGTGGCGCGACCCGTGAAAGTCGAGAACACCTGCTTGTTGAAGCCGCCGGTCATGATGATGTCGGGCTTGCCGCCGGAGTTCCAGATCGACTGCAGGACGCTCTTGAGGTTTGCTTCCGTGAACAGGCGCTGGGTGCCGTCGGTGCGGGTATTGGTGCCGAGCGCGGCGGCCGGGTCGGCGCCGCCCGCGCCTTTCGAGGTATTGGTCTTGATCCAGGACAGCACGGAAGCGGTGGTGCGGGCAGTCGAATCATTGCCGGCGGTCTTGGCCTGGTTGGTGCCAACCAGGATCGCCTCCATGTCGCGCTTGAGCTCCAGGCCCTTGAGCATTTCCTGATACGCCATCTCGTCATCGCGCCCGGCGTGCTCGACCGCGCGCTGGGTGCCGGTGACCTGGGGCACCTTGCGGGAGATCTGGCAGATATTGCCGAGCCGCACCGTGGCGGTGGTCTGATCGGCGATCGCCGCATCGCCTTCGAGCTGAGCGTTGGCGGTGTTTACCGCGGCGAGCGCCTGCGTCTGCCACTCATGCAGCACGGCGGTCGCCTTCTCCTTCTCGATGCCGCTCATGAACGGCGTCTCGGTCGGATCGATGCGATAGATCACGTCGGACAGATCCTCGCGATTGCCGACGGCTTCGTAGGTCGCGAAGGTGTTGGTGGGGAGTGCCATGGGTAAGGGCCTTTCTTCGATGTTGGTTTGAATTCAAGAAAACACTCACCGGTCACCCCCGCGAAAGCGGAAGTCCAGTCCACTTCGAAAAAAGCATTCTTGCGAAGGAACTGGCTCCCCGCTTTCGAGCGTGTGAAGGAATCGCCTCTCCGGTCGTCCCGGCAGGAGCGAAGCGGAGAGCCGGGACCTTCGGGCAACATGAGAGGGCGCAGCGGTATGGGTCCCTGCTTTCGCAAGGACGACCGGGAATTTCTTCACACGCTCTTTCGCGAGGACGACGGGAGGGGGCTACCGCGCAGCCTTCCGCCGCTCGGCCAACAGGCGCGCGGCATCCTTGATGTTGCCGCTCGCTTCCAGACGCCGCGTAAGGTTCTGCACGACCGCCTCGTGCGCGGCGCCGCGCGGCTGCGCCGCGCCCGGCCGCTGCACCGGCGGCACCGGCTTGGCGCTCGCCTGCCTGGCGGCTCTCTGGGCGTCGCGAAAGCGTACGCCGTCGCGGATCAGCATCTGCACGCGGTGATCGTGCAGATTGAGCTCGCGGCGGCCGTGAAAGAAATCACCGAGCTCGGCATCGGAGAAACCGAGCTCGCGCAGCATGTGCCCCGCCGCCTCCGTGAGCTTGGCGCGCTTGACCGGATCGGCGAGGTCGGGATTCTTCTCGATCAAGCGTGCCTGCTCGCGCTGGACCAGATCCTGGAAACGCAGGTGGCGCTCCTGGCTTTGCCGCACCGAAGAGTCCTGCAGTTGCTGCTGCAGCTGGCCGATCCGCTTCTGCTGCGCATCCCACGCTACATAACGCGGCCAGTCCTCGCGCGCGAGCCGCTCGACATCGGTCACCGTCTTGACATCGGCGAAATCGGCGGCGTGCTGCTGCTGCAGGGTGGCGAGCAGCGTCGGCAAAGCGTTCTCGTAGGTGACCCGGGCCTGCTCCGCTTTCGTCCGCTCGGCTTCGAGCGCCTGGCGTTGCTGGGCCGCTTCGCTTTCGCTGCGGTGCAGCTCGGCCTCGCGTTCCGCTTCCCGCGCGGCGAAAAAGCTCTGCGTCTCGCGCGGCAGAGATTTGAAGCGCTCGCGCGCGGCCTCGTCCCAGGATTTCGGCGGCTCGATCGGCGTCTCCGCGACCGGCGTCTCGGCTTGCTCGGTTGGGGCGGCCTGTGGGTCGTCCGATGCCGGTGCAGGCTCCGCCTCTGCGGCTGCGGTTTGATCCACCGGCTTTGCGGCCGCCTCCGCGGTTGCTTCGGCCTTTGCGTCTGCGCTTTCACGCGCCTTCACGCGAAAGCTCGCGACCGAACGCGCTGCATCGCGCGCCGAGATATCGTCGCCGCTGGGCGCAGGAATTTGCACAATGTCGAGAGTTGCGCCGCTTTCAACAGCGGCGTCCGTAGAGATGTCCATGCTTTGGTCCTTTGGTGGTTACTGCTGGTTTCAGCACATGCCTCATGGTGAGGAGCCGTGCCCAGCACGGCGTCTCGAACCATGGCCACAAACTTGGCACTCGCCTCGCGGCCAGTTGCAGTCAGCGGCCATCCTTCGAGACGGCCGGCACGAGTGCCGGCCTCCTCAGGATGAGGTCAAAGAGAGGTGATCAATCAAACAAGTCCAAATCGCTTGCGCCTTTGGGCAAGCTCGTCGATCTCTCGCTGCGCGAGCTTGCCGTCGCCGACGATGCGGGCGAGATGATCCTTGACCTTGCGCACAACATTGACGGCCTGCCACAGCCGCTCGCGCGCATCGGTGTCGCGGAACTGGGTGATGCGCCATTCCTCGATGTAACGCTCCTCGAGCCGCGCGAAGGCTTGTTGCAGGAGCTCATCGGCAATCAACGCCTCCGCGCGGGCACGCCGTGCGAGATCGGCATTGAGCTTGAAATCGTCCGCAGGCGCGGCGCCGCGCAGCTTGCTCATGACAGCGCCCTTTTCAGCCATTCGGTGAGCCACGGATTGTCGCGGAATACCTGCGTCCAGCCGGTCGCAAATGCGCCGACGATGCGCTCCTCCTTGTCGTCGTCGGCAAGCGCATAGGTCGCATAGATCGCATGTCCGGCCTCGTGCAGGAGAGTGTCGGCGGCCTTGACGGCGGATGGCATGTCGAGCTGCAGCGCTACGTGTCCCTCGCTCGGTGAGAACTCGCCGAAGCAGTCCTTGCCCATGGCGCGCTGTGCGGACAATTTGTCGATGCGGAAGTCGTACGGTCCGACTCGCAGCGAGGCCGGCAGCGCCTCGATCGCCTGCCGACCGGTCTTGAAGATGGGCTTGTTCATGGGGCGAGCCTTTTCTGATGTTGACTTGTGCCGGGCACTCTCACGCGGCCAGCAGCAGCGCGAGCGCGTCTTCCTCGTCCTTTGCTTCGATCTGTGCCTGCGCGGCGGCGGCGGCGAGCCGCGATGCGTGACTCATCGCATGTTGCAGGCGCATTCCATGCGCGGCCGCCGCCAACGCGGATTCGAGCGTACGCTCGCCGGCAGTCGTCGCGCTCACTGCATCAAGGCGCGCGCGCTCGGCCGACCGGGCGGGCCTCCTCGGCGGATGCAGCCGCCTGCAGGCGTTCGCGCGCAAGCCGTCTCGCCTCCTGCCGGCGGCGCCGAGCCGTCTCCCGCTCGGCGGCAAGCTCGTCCTGCAGCTCCCGCCAGCGGCCACGGCTGAACGTGCCGGCGACGATCGTGCCGCCGCCGCCGGCGATGTCGTAGCTGAGATAAGCGCCAGATCCTGTCAGCGAGAAGCTGCCGGTCTCAAGCGGCTCGTCCGTCGTGGGGCTCGCGATCGGCTCGCCGGTCAGCGTGTAGGCGCCGAATGGGGCGGCGAAAAAGCCTTCGAACTTGGCGGCTTCGCCCGTCTCCGCAAACGATCCGAATGCGCCGGCGAGCTGCTGCTGCAGTCCTGCGGTTTCGCCCGTCAGCGTGAACGATCCGAACGCCGAAACCAAGAAGCCTTCGAATGCCGCCGCGAATCCGGTCTCCGCAAATGCGCCGAAGGCGGCGACCTGCTGCGTCTGGAAAAGAGCAGCCTCGCCGGTCAGTGCAAACGAGCCGAAGGCGGCGACCTCTTGCGTCTGGAAGAGAGCCGCTTCGCCCGTGAGCGCGAACGATCCGGATGATGCGATCAGCGTAATCGTGGTCGTCGACGGCTGCGAGAGCGCGCGCGGACGCAGCCGCGGCCGCCCATAGCCGCCGACCTTGAGGATCTTGACCATGGATTTAGAAAACCTCGCGGAAGATCGCGCAGCCGCTCACGGTCTGACTCGACGGCGTCGAGTCGAGGCTCACCACCAGGCAGGCCGAGATCGGCACCAGGATGCGGTGGTCGGGATCAAGCGGTTGCCAGGCCCAGCCGTTGGCGAGATTCCATTGGCCAGCGTCGAGCACCGTCTTGGTGCCGCTCCCCACCGCGGTTTGCGTCGTGTTCTGCGTCTTGCATGTGACCGTCGCCGCCGCATCGCCCGGGATGGTCTTGGCGGGCGTGAGCGCAGCACCGCCTGATCCTGCGGTGTAGGAGCCGGTGAACAGCGACAGCGAAAGCGAGAATTCGCTGATCGAGGTCGCGCACGGATCAAGCCGCACCTCCTCGAGGAATCCCATCGACGCCGACGTCGTGGTGATCGCCCACAAGTCCTGCTTGCTCGTGCTCAAGCTCTGGGCGTTGAACGGAAGGCGGTAGACGCGACCAGCCATGCTCTATCTCCTGTAAACGATTGCGCGGCGCCGAAGGCCGAGAACGGCGACCACCCAGGTCAGCGCGATGATGCCTTGCGCTCCATTGCCGCCGTCTTGTACGGAGATGCCGGAGCCAAAGGCCCCGCTTCCGCCCCCGCCGTAATTCCCGCCGGCTTTGCCGCCGCCGGTATTGACCGAGCCGGCGCCAGACCCGCATCCGTGCGAGCTGTCGAATTCCGTGCCGCTGTTGCCGTTGCTGCCGATTGAGCCGCCGGCGACCGTGCCGCCATCCGCTGCGCCCCCTGCGCCGCCGACAGCTCCCGCGCTGCCGTTGCCGCTTGGGCCTCCTGCGCCGCCGCCAGAGCCGGTGCTTGAAGCGGTGCCGTTGCCCCCGGCACCGCCGCTGTGCTTGGTTGTTCCAGTCGCGCCGGTTGTCGAGCCGCCAGCGCCACCTACGCCATCGAAAGCGCCCGCATCTCCCCCCGCGCCCCCATTAGCTCCAACTGACGAGCCTGCTAGCGTCGTGCCGTTGAACCAAGTGCTTCCCCCGGCTCCTGCTCCTCTCGTGTCGTTTACATCGCCGACCCCGAAGGCACCGCATTGCCACGTTGCCGTGGTAACCCCGGGGGCCGCGAAGACGAAATTCGTGTTCCTGGAATGGCCTCCTCCGCCACCCCCTCCACCGTTCACCGAATCGGAGTTGAAGGCTGCTCCGCCGCCCCCGCCGCCACCGATGCAATCGACGGTGTTGTTGCTGTTATTCCACGTCGGGTCTGACGTGTAGGTCTGATTGCTGCCGGTGGGCGAGACCAGGAAGGCAACTGTCGCGAGGTAGATGAAGTCCTCGCGGTGCAAGAGCTCGTTGAGCTGCGAATTGGAGACGATTGCGCTCGGAACAACGAATAGATCGCGCTCGATCGGATGCGCGCGCACCGGCCAGCCGAGCGCCAGCATCGCACCGACGAGCGCGGGCGAGGCCCGAAACGCGATGCATTTGACGGTACCGTGCGGCCGCGCGACGCGCATTTTGGCTTACTGCAGCTCGAGGATGCCGTTGACGGCGTCGGGCTGGACCTGGAACGAGTTGCCCGAGGTCACATTGACCTCGGCTCCGTAATCCCACCAGCCGATCAGGTTGCCGCTCGCCGCCGTCGAGTTGTAGATGACCGCATAGCGGAACTGCGCAATCGACCCGCCCGAGGCCGTGAAGGTCACGTTGTTGCCCATGAGCTTGTAGAGACCGCTCGTCTGGCTCGAGCTCGTGATCGTGACTGCCGTGCCGCCGGCCGTATAGCCGTTGCCCGCGGCGATCTCGGTGATATTCGCCTTGACGGTGTTGCTCGCGCTCGGCGCCGTGTCGGTCAGCATGATCTTGAGCGTGTCGGAGCCCAGATTGTGCACCTTGTTGGCGATGTCGGCGACGAACTGATTGAACTTATTGAACGAGGCCATCATTGACTCCGTTTGGTGCTGAGAACGGCGCTGGCGACGGCGGCACCGGCATGGGCGACACCGGCGCAAGCGGGATCGGCTCGACATGGCTAACGCGGCCTTGCGCATCGCGGACCACGCGCTTGGGCGCATTCATCTGCCGCAGCATGTCCATCAGCGTGGCGACGAGAGCCGCGGCACCGGGATTGCCGGGCGTGGGTCCATCCTGGCCCGCACCGCCGGCCGTGGCTCCCACTGCGGCCTGCAGATGGCGGAACTGTTGATCGCGCAGCGCGAGCTCGTGCTGCAGCAACGCCATCTGCCGGTCGAGCTCGAAGCGCTGCTGCGCCAGCGCGGCATCGCGCTGCGCCTTGCGCTCCTGCAAAGCGAGCTGCCCCTGCGCCTGCTGGGCGTCGAGCTGCGCTTGCGTCTGGATTTGCATGAGCTTCGGATCGGGCTGAGGTTGCGGCGGGGCTTGCGTCTTCGGATCGGTGAAGAATTGATCGACCGTCTTGAGATCAACGAGCTTCACCACCTCGGCGGCGGAATTGTAGAGATTCTGCACGCTGACCAGATTGGTGAGCCCGCCGGCCAGAGCTTCCTTCTGCAGGTTGATCACCGCCATCACATGGGCGAGCCGCTCCGACTTGCCGCCGGTGCCCAAGCCCACATTGATGGTGAGATCATTGCGCTGCTTCCAGTCGCGCGGATCGACCGTGACCCATTGATTGCGCAGCCGCACCGTCGCTGCTTCCGCTCCGTGCTTGCGGATCGTGGCGTGCAGAAGCGAGAACAGGTCGCGGATGCCGGTTTCGGCAAAGATGCGCGCGATCAGCTTCATGCGCGCTTGCGCGGCGTTGTAGACCTGCACGGCGGCGGTCGCTGACGTATTCTGCAGCGCATTGGCATCGAGCCCCTGCGCCTGCCGGTTGACGCCGGTGCGCCACTCGCGGGTCGCATCCGCGTATTCGAGCACCGGGAAAATCTCGCCGGCTATCGCCGGCACCGTCTGCCAGTTCACGCCGCCCGGCATCTTGGTGCGGACGATGCCGCCCGGCCGCGAGACCAACAGATCATCGAGCGTGGTCTCGGTCGCGTGCGCTTCCGACACTTCGACCCGCGGATTGACCGCCAGATAGGCGTTGTCGAGGATCGAGCGGATGAGCGCCGTCTTGATGCGCTGAATGTCCATCACCAAGTCGGCAATGGAGCGGCCGAAAAAGCGGTGACTTACGATCACCGGCGTCATGGCGGCGAATGGCACCATGTCGACCTGCACGATCTCGAGCTCGCCGTCGCGCTTGAGCACCTCGCCCTGGTCGCCGCCGGTGGTCACCCGGTAGAGCGCGGGCTTGTTGTTGCCCTCGTAATCCATGCGCACATAGTGCTCGGTGATCTTGATCTGGCGATTGACCTCGTTGAGGCCCTCATCGCCGCCGGCGACGAGATGTTCATCCACCGTGTCGCGCGCCAATTCCTCCGGATTGGTGAGCATCGCGTAGGTCGGGATTGCTTTGACCTGCGTGCGGTCGTAGCCGGCCGCGATCAAGTCCTCCTCGCGTTTGATCACCTCGTGGAAGCAATAGCCGCAGTCCTTGAGGCTTCTGGCAAATCGCGAAATGCCGAACTCCTCGGGCGGCACGCCCTCGACGCGCGCCTGCGCGACGGTCTTGCGGGTAATGACGGTGACGTCGTGCAGCATGGGCACGCGTGAAACCTCATCATCCTCAGCATCGTTGCCTGCCGCTACGGCCGGTGCAGCCGCCGGATTTGTTGTGGGTGCGGCCGGCGCGGTTGGCGCACCAACCCCGGCATTGAACGTTGTTGCGCCGTCGCTCGGCGGCACCGCAGCACCGGCTAGCAGCCCGACGGTTGCTTGAGTGGCCTGATAGGCCGGGTCGGGATGCTGGCTGTGCCCGACGATCTCGATATTCGGATTGGCGGCAAGGATAGCAAACGCGTCGTCGCTCTGGTCGAGATAGGTCTCGCGGGTCTCCTCCTCGCGCTCCTCCCACCATACCTTGACGATGCCGACTTTCGAAAGCAGCGCGTCCTTGATGAAGGAATAGAGAATGAGGAAGCCGGGATTCTGCTGCATGAACACATGGTTCACGTAGTCGGTTTCCTGCTCGGCAGCCGCCACATCCTCCGGCCCGAACGGCTCGAAGCGCACGACCTCGTCGGAGCCCGCAAAGATCTCCATGAGCGAGGGCATCAGCCCTTCGATCGTGTCGGCGACATCGGAAGAGACCGCCTGCGAGCGCCCATCCTGCGCCGGCATGTCGGCTGCCATGTCGCCGTTGTAGTAGTCCATGGCGCGGGTGCGCTCGGCCGAGAGCTTGGACGCGCGCACGGCGGCGAGCGCATCCATCTTCTCCGCCGCAAGCATGGCCTGCAGCTCGGACGGCGACATTTTTGGCATGTGGGATGAGCCTTGCGGGCAGGTTTCTTCGGCCGGCGCGCTTCGCGCCAAACAAAAAGCCCGGCGCGGTTTCTCGTCCGCAATCCGGGCTTCAAACAGGCTTCAGCAAACAGGCAACAAAAAACCGACCTCGAGGCACTCCCGAGATCGGCTCACACTTCTCAAGTTTCAATTTCGTGAATAGTCTGATTTGCGGAACTGTGTCAAGCGCGATGTATCGAATTCGCGAAGATCAGTGCACTTCGAATTCCAGCGCGCCCTTCGGCCAAAGCACGGTATACTTGTCCCCATCCATTTTGCGGTACGCCATCCGACATCCTGGGAAACCTGCTGGCGACATCAAAGATTTGACTTCTTCACACAATCTCTCCGGATCATCCGTAGCGATGAAAATGTTCGCCTCGTCAGACCCAATATAGTGGCCGTCAACTTTGTGCAACTTGGACAGGGGTGGAGGTGAGCGTGCGCTCCATCTCGATCATGGAATCGTAATCGCGAATCGAAGAGCCTGGCCATTGCAGGACGAACATGTACTTCATCGCGGTGGTCCCTAATAGTGGCGGCCTGCTACTGCACGATAATGATGTATCTCATCGACCGAGGAACCTGCTTGCGTCCGACTGCGCACGGCGGGGCAGCGCAGTCAGGCCTTCCGTCTCGCCGATAGTTCCAGTTGCGATTGCATGGAGCTGCTTCAGGTTAGTCTGCTGTCTGGTCCACTCACGAAGGGATGCGAGCGAATCCTCTCCTCTTCCTTTCGATCAAAGCGAGCGTTGGGATTCTGCGCGCTGACAAATTCATGAAGAGCATCGTTCGCATGCCTCGCCGCCCGGTACCAACCACGTCCACGACCTGAAGATTATCCAAGCTCATGATCCTGGCTTCCTGAGACTCCTTTCTGCGCGTTCCCGAGCCGAAAGCGCAGCGAGAAGCCGGCATCTTGAATTGTCTTCCGCGCCAAACCAAAAAAACTTTCTGCCTCGCCGCTCAGCGGATATTTTTCAACCAGGTTTATGACTACCGGCCGTCCTCTGGCTTCCGGTATATCGCGATACATCTGCCCGCCCTCGATAAAGGCCAAGTAAGTGTTCATTTTGGCCTGAAGCAGGAGTAAGTGGGCACCCTCGTCCTCGTCCCAGCTGAGGTGATCGCTGATCGTAAGCAGCACGTCTCCGGTTGCATATTCGATGTGCACGAAATCGATCTTGTCTGTCTGATCAATCGACATCAGAACTCTTCCCCGGTCGGAGGATTTCGACCTGCTTGGGAGGAATTTTCATACCACCTCCGAACCCTGGCTTGCCAGCGCCGACTACGGTTGCGCGCCACTTCCACTTTACTCAAATTACCTTTTGCGTCAGGGCAATATTGAACTTTGCGACAATAGCGGCTGCTTCCTTGAGGAACGCGAGTCCCTCCTTCGGCATCGGAAACCGGCTCAGGATATCGATCCGCAATATTCTTCCGCTGGCGTTCGGATAGTCTTCATAGATTTGGCCAGATCCAACAAACTCCAGATAGGCATTGATCTTCTCCTGGAGAGCGTACAGGTGCTCGTGCGGATCGTGCCAATCCCACGAGTCGAGAATGTTAAGAACAACGGTCGTCCCGTCCTTTGTCGTACTCGCGGCATCTATGACTCGAATATTGTCCAAGCTCATGGCCCTGATTTCCTGATTATCCTAACAGGCCGCGGTGGCAACTCTATGCCACCGACGTATGGAGGTTTGCCCTTTCCGACAATCACGCCACCGTACTGTCCGACCTCTGGATAGCCAACAGTTTGATTTGGACTAAACGGGGCCGTGTCCGAGGCCTTCATATCGATCACCGTCATGTCCCCGGTGAGCTTGTCCTTTCCTACCGCGTCTGCGCGAACTTTCACACCCGAAGGCCCGTACGACCTAATCGTAATCTGCGGCTGAGTTTCGTCGAATGTTTTAGGGAGCACGTTTGCCATTGCTTCAGTTTCCCAAGCGTTGCCGGCCGCGTTGTTTGCTTTGAGTTGTTCCCTTCGGCGCGCCGCGAGCTGTTCGGCGGGCGTCAGTGCGGTCTCTGCGGCCGGCGGAGCAACGGGCTCCGGACGAGATGTCGCTTGCTCTTGAGGGAAGTCGCGCCATGCGCTCAGTCCCCCACCTAGAATAGCCCCGCCAAGGCGCGCCCAGGACTCGGCAGCGGTTCGGCGGTCGATGTGTTGGTTGATGCTTGGGGCGCGAAGGATGATGGGCGCCCGCTGTAGTCCGGAGTTTCCAACAATCCGGGCACGGCCAGGGCGCTCGGAAATCCACCTGTCGGCGCCGCAGTGGTCTGGCTGGGTGGCGGGCCGAGGTCTCTGAGCCCCTCGAGAATTCCTGCGTAAGGTGTCTGGCCTGGCTGCGTCCCGAGGTACCTCAGCGACTCAAGAATCCCGCCACGCGGAATATCTGGCCCAGGCAACTGAGGCGGCGGCCGCCCTCCATACGGATCGCCGAACTTGAAGCCCGGCGCATTCGGAAAGATGGGCGGAGCCCAAGCCAAGGGGCCGACCGCGCTCGCCGGGATTTGGGACCAATAAGCAGTGAACGGTCGGGCGGCGGTGGGCCAACAGGTGCGGCGGCGCTCGCGTTAGTTTGTCCGCCGAGTGATACGCTTCCTGGATTCGGATTTGTCTGCGGGGCTCCGGCGATCCAATCGTCGGGAAGGCTATCGTCGCTTCCCAGATCGATCCAATCATCCGGATCATCGGTGCCGTCCGCGAGCTTGCCGAGCACGGTCCATTGATTGACCATTGCTGCACCGCTGAGGCTGAAATGAAAAAGGGCCCCGTTGGGGGCCCTTGGTTTTTTTCGCTCGCATGAATACGCGCCGGAATTGCCGGCAGAACCGGCTGACTGCTGTCAGGCGCGTTTCATGGCGGATTGGCGATTAGGCAATGGAAGGCATGGCGCTGGCCGTAGCCTCCACGCACGCAAAGGCCCAGCGCGGTTTTCATTCCGCAGACCGGGCTCGGGCAGGTTTCAACGATCAAGCAACAAAACCGACCTCAAGGTGCTCCCGAGATCGGCTCACACTTCGCGAGTTTCAATTTCGTCAATAGTCTGATTTGTGGAATCGTGTCAAGCGCAATGCCGCGACCAACTCAAATTACCTTTTGCGTTGCCGCAACATTAAGTTGCGCCATAATCGCTGCCGCCTCCTTGGGGAATGCAATCCCCTCTGTCGGCATCGGAAACCGGCTCAGGATATCGATCCGCAATTCTTCCACTGGGGTTCGGGTAATCACCCATTTTGCGGTACGCCATCCGACATCCTGACAATCCTGCGGGCGACATCAAAGATTTGACCTCTTCACACAATCTCTCCGGATCACCCGTAGCGATGAAAATGTTCGCCTCATCAGACCCAATATCGTGGCCGTCAACTTTGTGCCGCTTGGACAGGGTGGAGGTGAGCGTGCGCTCCTTCTCGATCATGGAATCGTAATCGCGAATCGAAGAGCCCGGCCATTGCAGGACGAACATGTACTTCATTGCGTTCGTACCTAATAGTGGCGGCCTGCCACTGCACGATAATGATGCATCTCATCGACCGAGGAACTTGCTTGCGTCCGACTGAGCACGGCGGCGCAGTGCAGCCAAGCCTTCGGCCTCGCCGATAGTTCCGGTCGCGATTTCATGAAGTTGCCTCAGGTCAACCTGCTGCCTGATCCACTCCGCTTTTACAAGGGGATGCGAGCGAATCCTCTCCTCTTCCTTTCGATCAAAGCGAGCGTCGGGCTTCTGCGCGCTCACAAATTCATGAAGAGCATCGTTCGCATGCCTCGCCGCCCAGATCGCGGACTGAATATCGGATTTCAGTAATGTTTCGATCGCATAGACGGCCGAGCTCACAGCATCTTCCGCGTAATACGCGAGTCCGTCGAAGTAGTCATCCTCTTCGGGTAGCAAGCTCATGCAGGCGTCGAGCCGCTCCCGCAGTTCACCAACCGCCGCGCGGCGCGACTCGAGACCGGCCCAAAGGCAACTCAGCGCGCGAACAAGGATTTGCGAATTGCCTTTGTGAGCTACCTTTGAGTAAGGAGCATAGTTTTCAACTTGCCTTTGCGCACATGCGGCCGCGAAAGCCGTTCGTAGTCGATTGGGCAGTGGCTGGAGTTGCCGCAGCAACTCCTTCTCGTCGTAGTGCGGGGTCGGCATGCTCACCTCAGAGGAGGAAATATGGCGGTGGTCTTGCTGGTCAGGACTCCATTTCGAGATTCTATAGCATCTCGGCAACTCCGGCAGATCGGCCGTGTCGTTGCGAGCGCTCTAGGCGTCAGACCGGCGTTATCCGCTTCGTTGAGAGCCGTGATTTCTCCGTGCGCGCCCGGCAGTTTACCTGCTTGCTCGTCGGATCGTAAGATCGATATCTGCTCGGGAGTTAAGTCCCGCTTGCCCCCAGCTATGATCGTAGGCCCGTCAGTGCTGAGCGCCACGGTCGTCCGCAGTTTTTTTGGAATCCAGCTTAGCGCGCCATGAATTTGATTCGCCCTCTCCGACAAGGCGGCCAATTCCCCTTGGACCAAGAAATTTTAATGCGTTCGCGGGAGGAGCCAGGAACGCAGCGACCGTACGCGCCCAGGGCTCTGCCGCCGTGCCCTTGGTGAGCTGGCCTGCTGTTTCAGCAGACAACGCGGGTACAAGCCCGTGGCGCAGTGCCCTCGCCGCGAATGATCCTTCTGGTACGAGCATCGCACCCGGCAGAAATTCGCCGACGGTCTGGGCGTAATCTCCGGGAACTGTCTTGGGTTGGTAGAACGGACCGGTGAACGACTCGACTGCGTCCTGGATCTGCGCAGAGGTCGGTCCGGCGAGAAGTGGATTCCAGGCTAGGGCCAGTTGGTTTGTAGCCAAAAAGTCGGAGGCCTTGGCCCCGATATTCGGAGCCAAGCCGGGAGCCAGATAATCCGCCGCCTTCTGCACTTCGGTGCCGATGGCTTCGCGTAAGTCGCCCCCCAACCCGAGGAGATGGATCACGCCACGGCCGGTCCCGATGCCGAAGGACTTGGCCACGTCGCCGGCGATCTCACCTGTCGAGTAATCCGCCAGCGGCCTGCGCGCATCTGAGGCCGCGGTCGGCGTGCTTGTTGATGCTTGAGGACCGAAGAATGCTTGGGGCCAGACGTAGTCGAAAGTCTCCGACAATCCGGGCACGGCCGACGCGCTCGGGATTCCACCATTCGGCGCGGCGAAAGCTTCGGCGGGTGGCCGGCCGAGGTCTCTCAGTCCCTCGAGTATTCCGGCGTACGGCGTCTGCCCCGGTTGCCTGCCCAGATATCTGAGCGACTCGAGGATCCCGCCGCGCGGAATGTTTGGCCCGGGCAGCTGAGGCGGCGGCCGCCCTCCATAGGGATCGCCGAACTTGAAGCCCGGCGCGTTCGGAAAGACGGGCGGGGCCCAAGCCAAGGCACCGACCGCGCTCGCCGGGATGCGCGATCAATAGGCGGCGAATGGATCAGGCGGCGGTGCGCCAACAGGCGCAGCCGCGCTCGCGTTTGTTTGCACGCCGATCCAAGCATCTCCCGGATCATCTGGATTCGCCGCCGGCGCAGCCGAAATCCAATCATCGGGAAGGCCGTCGTCGATTCCCGGCTCGGTCCCATAATCGGCCATCGGTGCACCGCTGAGGCTAAAATGAAAAAGGGCCCCGTTGGGGGCCCTTGGTTTGCTTGCTCGGATGATGACGGCCCGGCATTCGCCGGCGGAAATCAGCTATGGGGTGTCAGATCGGTTTCATGGCTTTGTGTTGGTTGACGAATGCAAGAGGCCGGCACGACTTTACGTTTGCGTCCATGCAAAAAGCCCGGCGCGGTTTCTCCGCAATCCGGGCTTCAGACAGGCTTCACCAAACAAGCAACAAAAAGCCGACCTCAGGGCGCTCCCGAGATCGGCTCACACTTCGCGAGTTTCAATTTCGTCAATAGTCTGATTTGCGGAATCGTGTCAAGCGCGGCGCCTCATTGAAGATAGCTCGCGGCCATCCTTCGAGACGCATCGCGCAAATTGCGCGATGCTCCTCAGGATGGAGGACTCCGCTTGCTGCTGATCACAGGTGTCCGTGGCTCGGGATGATGCCCTCACTTAAAACTGCATCAGATCCTTCGCGACCAGCACCTCGCCCGAAAACTGCTTCTTCACCGCATCGGCATAACGCGCGTAGTCGTCATTGGGGTCGGGCGTCGCCGACAGATGCGTGAGCACCACAGTCTTGACGCCGGCACGGCGCGCGATCTCGCCGACCTGCTCAGGCGTGATATGCTCTTCGCGCATGTGGCGGAGGAAGCCTTCCTGCTCGGCCTGAGTGAGCGTGTCCCACTGCCCCGCCTTGATCCTTTGCGCCTTCACATCGTCGAGGGAGGTGACCTCCGATACGAGCGTATCGGCGCCCGTGGCAAGATCGACCACGGCATCGCTCGGTCCGGTATCGCCGGTGAACACGATCACCCGGTCGGGCGTCTCGAAGCGGTAGGAATAGGATTTGTATTTGCCGAAGGCCGGGCTGCCGGGCGGGAAATGGAAATGCGTGTTTTCCGCCGCCGTCACCTTGATGTTGTGGTCCTGGAAGACGACGCCGGTGCCGACCTCGTGCGCAAAGAAGAGTTGCGCGGCCGGGATGGTGTTGTTGCCGTCGCTGATGCGAATGTCGGAATTGACGGTGAGGTAGGCGAGAATTCCGCGGAAGATCGCCTCGGTGCCGGGCGGCCCATAAATGTTCACCGGCTTGGTGCGGCTGAGGTCATACTGCGCGCTCAGGAGCGACGCCAGCCCGCTGGTGTGGTCGCTGTGCGGATGGGTGATGAAAATGGCGTCGATATTGCGAATGGCAATTCCCGCCCGATTGAGGCGCCGCGTCACGCCGTCGCCCGCATCAATGACGTAGAGCGCACCATTGACGGTGAGCAGGTTGGAGCTCTGCGCCCTGCCGAGGCCAGGCCGCGGCCCGGCGCGCGTCCCCAGTGTGATGAAATGCGTGCCGGTTTTTGCAGGCACCGCCGGCGCGCTCTGTTGCGCCAATCCGGCTCCGGTCGCGATCGCCGCCCAAAGCCCAATCGTGCAAGCAAGCAGTGACATTGAACGGCTACGCAT